AGTCGAAGAATTCCTCCTATTTCACCCAGCCCACCGACCATGTCACCGGTTGCACCGTGGCTTTTGACCTGCTGGGCTTCCCGGTGCTGACCACGTCGGATCCCGATGTGATCGAGCGGATCAACGCATGGACCAGCGAGAGCTTCCCTATGCTGCATGTGATCAACTACGAGGCGCTGCCGGCTGCCGCATGGAAGCCGGAGGGCGAGGAGGCCGCCGTCTACTGGCGGATGGTCACAGATGATCCGGCCGGCTGGATCCCGGACACGTTCCAAACGATCTGGCGAACAGCCAATCTCAAATGCCATGTGTTTTCTGAGGATTTTGCTGCCGCGGCAGACGCAGCGCGAGGAATCGTCTTCCGGCTGTACGCGGTTAAGCGGCTGATGAAACAGGGGGAAGCCCCGATCATGGTCAACCGGAGGAACCGGCTGGATCTGAGCGCCGATCCCCTGCGGGCGGGGCAGATCGCGGTGGAGGCCACCTATGGCGTCATCGTACAGTTTGCCAACGAAAACCACCTGCAGGGCATCAGATACGACAAAAACTGAGCATCGGAAGGAGAACCGATCATGGCAAGCAACAAGGAAAAGGCCGCGGAGCCCGCTGTGGAAAACCTGGCGGAGATCAAACCCGCCGAAAGTATTTACACCGCCGCCGAGCTGGCCGGCAATTATAAAGCGTTTGGTACATACCGCGAAATCGTTGTAGTCGCCCTGCGTCTGGCAGGGAAAGAGCAGGCGACCTTCCCGGAGGCTAAGCGCATCATCGAAAACTTCAAGAACAAGGAGGTCAAGTAATCTATGGCTATCTTTTTCAAAGAGGGCGAAACTAAGATTCGCCCCGGCATTTACCAGCGCTATGAAAATATCGGCTTCAGCACTCTGGTGGCGGCTCAGGACGGCATCTGCGCCATCCCCGTCCGTTCCAGCTGGGGTCCCCTTGGCAAGGTTGTGAAGAACAACCGCGCCGCTGATCTGGCCAAGAACTACGGCGCCGGCACCTATGGCGCAGGCTACACCGTTCCCGCTGCTGAGGCAATGTTCCGCGGCGGCGCTGTGACCGTGTACACCTACCGCATGGGCACCGGCGGCGCAAAGGCCAGCCTGACCGTCGAGGGCATGACCGTCACCGCCAAGCATGTGGGTACTCTCCCCATCAGCGTGGCCGTGCAGGTGAGCCTGGGCGACAGCGCCAAGAAGCAGTTCCAGGTTTACACCGGCACCACTCTGGTGGAGTCCTTCCCCTTCGCCGCCGATGGCGTCAAGGAGGGTGAGAACCTGATCGCTGCCGTCGCCAACTCCAAGTATGTGGAGCTGAGCGCGGAGACCGCTCCCGCTGTGGTTCCCGTTCTGCCTGTGGCTTCCGGCGCTCTGGCCGGCGGCGAGGATCCCGTTGTGACCAACGAGGACTACTCCAAGGCTTTTGCCGCCTTCGAGGGCTACTACTACAACACCATCGCTCTGGACGTGGACGACGATGACAACATGACCCTGTCCCTCATGCTGCAGGCCTACAAGGAAGCAGCCTATGAGATGGGCAAGCTGGGCATCGCCGTGGTTGGCGAGAAGACCAGCGTGGACTTCATCAACCGCCTGGCCCATGCCAGAATGTTCAACGACTACAAGGTCGTGTACCTGGGCGGCGGCTGGATGAACGGCGCGGACAGCATGGATGGCGTTATGGCTATCTGCTACACCGCCGGCGTCATCGCTTCCACTCCTTCCAACAAGGGCATCACCCACACCGTCATCAACGGCGGCACCGAGCTGTGCGAGGCTCTGACCTACTATCAGTACGAGGAAGCCATCCTCAGCGGTATGCTGATGGTGAGCATGTCCACCGACGGCGAGATCTGGTACGACTCCGCTGTCAACACCTTCCTGTCTCCCATTGACACCGTCAACGACGAGGGCTGGAAGAAGATCCGCCGCGTGAAGGTGCGCTTCGAGATGTTCGACCGTCTGGATCGCGCTCTGGCTCCCAAGGTGGGCCGCGTGTCTGCCGACACCGACGGCATTGCCGATGTGATTCAGACCGGCCAGCGGATCCTGGATGCCATGGCGGACGACGAGCACAAGCTGGCCTCCGGGCCCAGCTTCGTGGAGGATCCCGACAATCCCATGGTCGGCGACAGCGGCTGGTTCGCCATTCAGGCCGACGACCTGGATTCTCTGGAGAAGATCTATCTGCGCTATCAGTTCCGCTATAGCCAGAATTCTTAACAGGAGGAGCTAAGAAATGAACAAGAACAACACCCTCAACACTACCGAGCTGATGACCGGCAAGGACGGCCGCCTGTTTGTGGAGTTTAACGGCGTGAACATGTTCCTGGCAGAGATCAACACCTTCGCCGTGAACATGAACGTCAACACCACCGAGAAGCAGCCTGTTGGTTCCATTCTGGTCCACCGCATTCCTACCGGCGTCACCTTCGATCTGACCTACACCGAGATGGTGATCCGCGATGACCTGATCATGGAGCCCCTGCTGGCTGCCATTCAGGAGGGCCAGATCCCTGTTTACAACTTCCAGGGCGTGGCATACAAGCCCGACGGCCAGGAGCAGCGCCTGACCTTCAACGGTGCCGTTCCCAACGGCAACTTCGGTCTGATGAGCCTGACTCCCGGTGAGGTGATCGAGCGTGAGCAGAGCTTCGCGCTGAACCAGATCCCCAAGTTCATCTCTTCCCTGGCATCCACTTACCTGCAGTAATTTCAATCAGGGGCCCCGCAATGGGGCCCCTTACATAAAAAAGGAGGATTTTCCCCATGGCAACCAAGGCAACTGAGAAGAAGGACATCACCGGCCTGGATCAGGCCAGCGACCGCCGCGAAGCCGAATATGATCTGGTCACTTCCCTGCTGAGCGCGGCAGAATACAGACTCAGCGAGGAATCTATTTCCACTGTTGACATCAAGAGAGCGGGCAAGTTCCTGTTTTCTGTAAATATCCATCCCATCAGCGAGGCCGACCTGCGGACAGCCCGCAAGAAGGCCACCCTCTACATGCCCAACCCCAACAACAAGAAGCTGCCTCCCATCGAAAAGGACTTCGACACTGCAAAGTTCAATTCGTGGATCATTTACCTTGCGACTACCGAGGAAGATCAGGAAAAGATCTGGGGCAACAAGCAGGTGATGCAGAAGTATGGCCTCTCCCTCCCTGTTGAGAGCATCGACCTGCTGCTGACCTGGGGCGAAAAGCGCAACCTGGCGGATCTGGTATATGACATCAGCGGCCTGAACGAGACCCCGGATGAGGAATACCAGGACGAGGAGACCTTTCTGGCTTAATCTCTTCGAGGAAAGCGGGCTTGCGTACTATCTGCACACCATCTTCCAGAATCAGCATATACTTCCCGGCGTGATCATGGGGCTGAGAGGGCCAACCGAAAAGATCCTGCCGGGGGAACAGACGTTTGCCCTGGCCAGCACGAAAAAGGCGCTGGAGGAGGGAGACACGCCTGTGAAAATCCGCAATTTTTCAAAACCGAAACAGACAACGGAAGGGTCATAGCGGCCCTTCCGTTTTTTTGGTTCCGGCCGTGCGGGGCCCCGGTGCAACCTGCTTTCCTGACGGCCCATATTATACTGATTATATGAGATTTACGGGCAATCGGAGGTGAGAATATGGGTCAGCGCTATGTGATAGATCTGGAAGCGAGGTTCCAGGACCATGTGACCGGAGAGACCGGCCCGGCAACCAGATCCCTGAAAGGTCTGGGCGAGGCTGCAGAGCAGGCGCAGGGCAAAATCGGAAAGCTGGTAAAGACCAAGGCCCAGATCGAGGTTGACGCCAACAACACCAAATTTGTCCGAAAGATCCGGGAGGCGGAAGCGAAGGCGCACAAGCTGGGACGGACCAAGACCACGATGGTTCTGAATGCGCTGGACAAGGCCACGGTAAAGATCAACAAGGTGATCGGCCACGCGAAGAATTTTGCCGCGAAAACCTATAATGCCATCCTGAAGGTCATGGACTCTCAGGCCGTGAAGGCACTGGGCGAAGTGGGCGGAACGCTGAAGCACATAACCGGCCGGACCTGGTCCACCATCGTCAAGATCAAGGACTATGCCACGGCGCCGCTGCGGAAAATCAAAGACTCTCTTTTCAGCATCAAATCGCTGATTGCGGCCGTGACGGCCGGCGTGGCAACCAAGCAGCTGATCATGGATCCGGTGGGTCTGGCGGACACCATTGAGAGCTCCCGGATCGCTTTTACCACAAAGCTGGGAAGCGAAGAGAAGGCTGAGGAATTCCTGCAGTCTATCTATAAATTCGACGAAAAATCTCCCTTCGACACCATGGAGATCGTCGGCATCACCCAGCAGATGATGAACCTGGGCTGGACGGCTGAGGATGTTCTGAAGGATCTGGGCACCATCGGCGACTGGTCCGCCTCTTTGGGCAAGGGCGAGGAAGGCATCAGTGCCGTCACCCGCGCCCTGGGCCAGATGCGGATGAAGGGCAAACTGTCCAGCGAGGAAATGCTGCAGCTGACGGAGGCCGGCGTGAATGGCTGGCAGTATCTGGCGGATTATCTGGGTACTGACATCCCCAAGGTCCGCGAGATGGCCGAGGACAACCTGATCGACGTGAACACTGCCATCACCGGCATTATGGCCGGTATGAGCGAGTATTCCGGCTCTGCCGCCGCTACGGCCGACAGAACGGTGAGCGGTCTGAAGGATCAGGTCATGTCCCTCTTCAAGACCTACGTTGCCCTGCCCTGGGGCGAAGGTCTGGGCGAGGGCTTCCGGGACGCTCTGACGCAGGTGCGCGATGTGATCGATGAGAACAAGGATGCGCTGAAGGGCCTGGGCACCGAGCTGAAGGAAGTCGGCAAAGCCATCAGCGGATGGGTGGCCGACCGGGCAGAGAATGCGATCAGACGGATCAAAGAAATCACCTCCGGGGATGCGTTCAAAAACGCAAGCATCACCGGGAAAATCAATATGCTGTGGGACGGCGTGATCGCCAACCCCTTCTCCAAATGGTGGAAAGAGACCGTGATCCCCTGGTGGGATGACACGGCTGTTCCCTGGCTGGAGACAAAGGCTTCCAAACTGGGCAAAAACATCGGTTCCGGCCTGACAAAGGGCCTGATGGCGCTGCTGGGCATCGACTATGCCAGCGCCATTGAGGACGGATCGAACATCGCCGGCGGTTTTGTCAACGGCTTTTTGGAGGGCTTTGACGGGGCGGCCATTACGGACGCTTTTGTGGATGCCATCACCAACGTGTGGAGAGCCCTGCCCGGCTGGGCGAAGCTGCTGATCGGCGGCACCGCCATTTACAAAACCGGCGTTGGCGCCGCCAGCGTGATCGGCAACGTCAAGGCGTTGATCGGAACAGCGGGCGGCCAGATCCTGGCGGATGGATCTGTTGCCCCTGCCACGGGCCTCCGGGCTGTGTTCGGCAGCACCGGCAACTATATGGTATCCGGCACCGGTATGTTAGGTTCGCTGGCAAAACTGGGATACAACGCAACAGGAGGACCCGCTTCTGCTGCAGCTTACTTCGGCCATGGTATGAGCGGAGCGGCGGCTGCCGGCATCGGAGGCGGCATCGTTGCCGGTATCGGAACCGGTATCTACACAGCGGGAAGCGGCGTTGTAGACATTTACAAAGGTTCCAAAAACAATGACGACGATTCGATCAATTCCGGTTTGTGGAAAATAACCGGTGCAGGCGGCGGCGCAGCTTTGGGCGCGGCTATCGGAACAGCGTTTGGCGGTCCTCTGATCGGAACAGCCATCGGAGCGCTGGTCGGCAGCGGCGTTGGCTGGTTGCAAAGCAATCAGATAAAGAAAAATGCTGTGGAGGCCGCACAGGCCTCCGGCACCCTGGAGGAACTGGCAGCTTCTGAGTCCATAGCGGCAAAAAAAGCACAGAAACTGCTGGATGAAATGAGAGCTCTGGCAAAGGCTGACATGGCCGAGCATTTTGGCGATGTAGCACTCTCCGCGGATCAGGTCAAATCTGCAGTGAATGATCTGATCGGCCAGGATGTGATCGACCGGGCGACCGCGGCAAGCGACGCCCTCGCACAGCTCAACTCCTCCATGGAGTCCTTCAGAACGGCAGACTACAACCTGAACCGATCTCTGTGGGATACCACGCTGGCCGATGGCAAGGCGCTGTCTGATGATGAGATCAGCAAGCTGAAAAGCAGCTATGAGGCTTATTCCGATGCGGCATCGGCTTTGCTGGACGATAAGCAGTATGCGTCCGAGGAGTCCATCAACGCACTTCTGGGTGACACTGAAGATGCGAAAAATGTGCTGAAAGCATCCAAGGACTATTATGCACAAACCCGGAAGCAGCTGAAGGAAAAAACGACTGAGTTCACCAAGGCTCTGGAAAAGGCGCTGGATGATAACGGAGACGGCAAGATCAACTTCGCGGTTGGCGAGGGCGTCATTTCTCTGGATGAAGAGAAGAGTCTGCAGGAGATCCGCAGCCAAATTTCCAGAATCACCGCCCAGATCGAGCAGGAGCAGTACACGGCCGACATGAACATCATCAAGGCCAAATTCAGCACTGATAACATAAATGTGGAGAGTTTCGGGCTGCTTATGGACGAGTTGGAGTCCACCAACAGCGAAGTTATTTCCAGTTTCTGGGATGAGTTCGGCGCAGCATCCGTTGGTCTGGAGGAAGGCAGCGATGCCTGGAACACGCTGCTGGAAGGTACACTTACTGAGATTGCCAACACCCTGCAGAATGCCGGCGATCTGGGCATGGATAAGCTGCAATCCAGATGGGCAAAGGATCTTGGCATCCTTGGCCATGATCTCTCTGACATTCTGGCGAACAATACCGGCCCCGAAATCACGGCGGCCGCGGAAAATCTGAGCAAGGAAACCAGGGCATCCATCGACGCGATGCTGGATCACATGGCGCCGACCACAGAGCAGATCCAGGAAGTGGTGGAGGCATACCGAAACGCCGGGCTGGAGGATAAAATCCCGGAGGCTTTGCTGAGCTATCTGAATACCACGGAATTCTACGAAGCGCTGTCAGCAGGACCGAAGGCTGTGGAGAATTTCTTCCGAACCTTAGAGATTGACATCGAGCCGAAGGGCTTCAATTATGACGCCTCTTTTGAAGAGTGGCAGCTAAACGCCCCTCTTGGGCAGGTTTTTGAAGTAGAGGCAAATGTCAAAACCAACTGGACCTATGACGCATGGGATGATGAGTGGATCGCACCGGATGAGACTATTTCCTTCACTACGGAAGCCATGGTCAAGGCCGGATGGACATACAATCCGTTTGAGGAACAGTGGATCAGCCCGGGAGAAGCATATACATTCGGCACCAACGGCGAGGTGAATGTATCCTGGCTTGTGGATAAGTTTGGGGACAAAGTTCTCGCTGATGGTAGCACAAATGCGACCTTTGGTGTGAATTCTTCCTATACAGCCAGCACGACCGTCGATCTGTACACCAAGTATAACGTGATTCCCAGCCAGAAAAAGGCTTATGACCTTTTGCTGGACGAGGGCTACTATGGAGCACCCGGCGGCCAGGGATACCGGGGCGGCATCTTCGGCGGCGACAGCGCCATGGATGCCTTTGCACGGGGCGGCCGGACGGACAACAGCGGCATCGTGGGCGGCAGCACCCGGTTCATCCGGGTGAATGAGGAAAGCCCGGAGATGATCATCCCCCTGAGCAGCCAGCGCAGAGACCGGGCCATCGACCTGTGGGAGAAGACCGGAGAACTGCTGGACGTGGATCGATACGCCAGAGGCGGCTATGTTGGCCGGCAGATGAGCGAGGGCTTCAGTTTCCGTGCATACGATGCCGATGATGGCGTTGGCGGCCGGGTGGTTCAGGTGGACATGGGCGGCGTGACCGTGGAGTTCCATGTGGACGTAAGCGGCGGGCAGAGCGTGGCGGAAGCCATTCAGGCCCAGGCACCCGAGATCGCAGAGATGGTGGCCGGCATTATCAACGACGCCATCGGCGCTCAGTTTGAGAACACACCGACGAAGGGAGGCGCCGCCTGATGAATATTGACATCTACATCCGCGAACGCGAAGGCAGCCGGGAGATCCGCATCCCCTGGCTGCCGGAGACCATCCTTTTCAAGAGCGGCGGAACCGTCCGGGCAAGCTACGACATCATGAACAAGGGGCCGGCGGAGATCCCGACCGGCTCCGGCCTTTGTGAATACTCCTGGGAGAGCGTTTTCCCGGGGAAGTACCGGACGGACCGCTCTATGCAGCGGGGAGAATGGCAGGATCCCGCTGCCTATCACAACATTCTGGAAGACTGGAAGGCCAAGGGGACGCCGCTGGTGATCCTGGCCGTGGGCTATCCCATCAACAAGGACGTCTATCTGGACGACTACATCGGGAAGGCGGCCGGCGGCTTCGGGGACATCGAGTACGAAGTCTCTTTCATTGAGGATCGGGAGATCACCATCTCCTCCACAAAAGAGGCCTCCGGGGGCGGCACCCAGCGGCCTGCAGCGACAACAACCACCTACACCATCAAGCAGGGTGACACCCTGTGGAGCATCGCCCAGCGGTTTTTGGGCTCCGGCGCCAGGTGGATCGAGATCTACAACGCCAATAAGGAGATCATCGAGAGCACCGCGAAAAAGCGGTGGAAAGCCGCAGGGATCGACCGCGACAGCCAGAACGGCCACTGGATCTTCCCGGGGACCGTGATCACCATTCCCGGCGCAAGCGGAACATCTGCAGGCGGAACGACGAAGAGCTCTTCGATCACAAGCGCTGCCGGCAAGAACAAGAACGAAATCCTGACCAAGAATTAGGAGTGACAGCATGAAGGCATCCGTCAAGAATCCTATCTATACGGTCTACATCGTATCCGGTCAGACCAAATACAACCTGACCAACGCGGTGGAGAGTATCGGCTTTTCCGAGCAGAAAAAGCAGATCGCCAAAAGCTGCACCATCGATCTGGTCAACGTGAAGGTCGGCGGATCCTGGCTGTCCTCCCTGCTGAAGGTGAGAGACCGGGTATTTATTTACGCGGACGACGGAGAGCGGAGCGAGGAGGTCTGGCGGGGCTACGTTTGGACCCGCTCCTACCGGTCCCGGCTGGACGGCCACAACCTGACGCTGAAGTGCTACGACAACCTGATCTACTGGCAGGAGAGCGAGGATGCGGAGTTTTTCGCCTCCGGCAAGAGCACGAAGGAGATTCTTTCCACACTCTGCAGCAAGTGGGGTGTGAAGCTGGAATACAGCTATGAAAGCATTACCCACTCCAAGCTGGCCCTGCGGGGCACCATGAGCGACATCGTGACCAGCGATGTGCTGGATCTGGTGAAGGACAGAACCGGGAAGAAATACGTCATCACCAGCGAAAAGGACGTGGTGAACATCCGCACCATCGGATCCAACAGCCGGGTCTACACGATCAAAAGCGGCCAGAACGCGATCCAGACCAGCAGCGAATGCACCATGGAAGGGATGACCACCCAGGTGGTGATCCTGGGCAAGGCGGACAAAGAGGACCGCCAGAAGGTGGAGGGAACGGTCTCCGGGAATACCGGAGCCTACGGCACCCTGCAAAAGCTCATCACCCGGGACGAAAACACCAGCCTGGATGACACCAAAAAGGAAGCCCAGAGCATCATCGATGCGGACGGGAAGCCCAAGTGGGAGTACGAAATCACGACGGTGGACATCCCATGGATCCGAAAAGGAGACAGGGTGAAAGCCAGCGCCGGCGACATGACCAGCACCTACATCGTTGTTGGCATCGACCGGGATCTGAGCAATTCCAAAAAGCAGATGACGCTGACTGTGGAAAACGCATAAGGAGGAACGGCCATGAGCAGCAACATCCAGCGGCTGGGCAATACGCTTACCAGCCGCATGGCCAAAACGGCAAAGGCGGCGATCCCGGTGACGGTGGAGCTGGGCATCATCAATGGCGATCTGAGCCTGAGCGTGGACAGCCTGCCCGGAAAGATCAGTCCCAGCGACTACATGGTGGATCTGAGCCTGACCCACGAAACCTACTACACCTACAACGAGCTCTACAACACCGACATGGTCCCTGCCAGGACCTATCACAAGCACTACGAAGGCGAGCACAGCGGCCATGAAAGCGGCGACGGCGGCCACAAGCACACCACCGACGGCCTGCACGACCATCGCGTCCCATCCGTTTTCCGGCGGCTGAAGGCGGGGGATCGCGTACTGGTGATCTGGGTGGGCCATGAGCCGATCATCATCAGCATCGTGGTCGCCGGAGACACCATCACGCCGAATTAAGGAGGGAGAGCATGCCTAATCTGCTGCCGGAAGGCTATGAATATGAAATCATCACCGATGCGGACCGGCTGGAGGAGCAGCCCATCGGCTACCGCAACGGATCCGCCTTTGACTACGAGATCGGCGACTACCGCCGGGACGGAAAGTACAAGATCCTGGACAGCGACGGCGTGGAAAGCTGGAAGGCATGGGTGATCAACTGCATGAGCACCGAGCGGTACAAGCACCTGGCCTACTCCACCGACTTCGGCATCGAACTGGACAAGGTTTTCGCTGCGGGATCCCGGGAGGAAGCGGAAAGCATCTTGGCCCGGCAGATCACCGAGGCCGTTCTGGCCGACGACTACAAGCGGACGGAATATGTGGAAAGCCTGGAATTTTCCTGGCCGGCACCGGACGCCATCCTGGTCCGGGCCGTTCTGCACGGCTATGAGGATGTGACGATAGATGTGACGGCCTACATCACCAGAAGGGAGAGCTGACATGGCGGAATTTGTCATACCTGAATTTTTACAGCATCACAGCGTGGACGAGGTCCACGAAATCATGAAGAGCATTCTGCCCGCCGACATCGACATCAGCGAAGGCAGCCATGAGTGGAACAAAACAAGGCCCACGGCGCTGGTCGTGGCGGAGGTCTGCGAGTTTGTTCTGCCGGAGGTGATCAAGCTGATCTTCCCGGAATTCTCCTACGATGAATTCCTGGGCTATCACGCCAAAACCCGGAACATGGAGCGGCTGGACGCCACGGCGGCCACAGGCGAGATCACCATCACCGGAGAGATCGGATCGAAAATCCCCGCCGGGAGCCTCTTTGCCACGGTCTCCATCAACGACGAGCCCTCCATTTCCTACCGGACCACGGAGGACGGGGAGATCACCGACGAGGCCATTGTAAAGGCTTCAATCCGCTGCATCGAGGAGGGAACTGCCGGAAATGTTGTGAAAAATACGCCGTTTTTCGCAAAAGACCAGATTGATGGTGTTGTTTCCGCAGTCAATGAAGAGGCGATCCGGTTCAACGAGAAATTGGATCCGCAGTATGCTTCCGGTTTGTTGACCATCACCGGAAAGGTGGGCACGGTCATCCCGGCCGGCAGCATCTTCTCCTCCCGCTATTCCGACCAGTATCCTAGCGTCCAGTACGAAACGCTGCAGGAGATCGTGATCCCTGCCTGCGTGAGAGTGCGTGTGGAATGCACGGAAGTCGGCAGCGTCGGCAACACCATCCGGGATACTGTGATCCTGGTGGGCAGTAAGCTGACCGGCATCAAGGCCGTGACCAACGAGGAGCCCATCACCGGCGGCACGGAGCGGGAAAGCGACGAATCCCTCCAGGAGCGAATCACGGAATACGACCGGACTCAGGGTGAGAGCTTTGTCGGCAATGTGGCCGACTACAAGCGCTGGGCAGAAAATGTGGATGGTGTGGGCGCGGCCATCGTGATCCCAGCTTACGACGACACCGGGCTGGTGACGATCATTATCATCGACGCAAACGGCGCCCCTGCAACCGAAGAATTGTGCGAGTCGGTTTATAATTACATTATGAGGCCCGACGACGAAGAAAGCCGTCTGGCTCCCGTCAATGCGTATCTCTCTGTTATCCCGCCGGAGACGCTGACCATCTGCGTGAAGGCCACGACGGAGTTGGAATATGAGGCGACGCTGGAATCCGTGAAGGCTAATTTCATGGCTGCTCTGGCTCTGTACATCCCGGAGGCACTTGTGGACAAGGAGATCAAATACTCCCGTATCTGGTCCATTCTTTCTTCTGTGGCAGGTGTAAACGATCATAAGGGTCTGAAGGTCGGGTTGAAATACAGCGGAGAGAACATCGCCTACGGAACCGGCAATATCCCGATCACGGCCAGACAGCTGCCCATCATCGAGGTGGAAAATCTGGACCTGACCACTGGATCCGTGTGAGGTGAGCGCCTATGAAGCAACAGACGGAGCTGATGCGGCGGATCCTGAAACATGAGATCGCCCAAAAAATCATTGATTACGTCTCCCCTATCTACGGAGACAGCTACGTCGCGCTGTGGATCTACGAGGCCATCGGCGTGGCCCTGAGCGAGATCGTCACCATTGCGGAAAAGCTGCGGTATGAGACCAACCCGATGACCACCACGCTGCTGATGGACTACTGGGAGGATCACTACGGCCTCCACCGGGACAGCCGGCTAACCATGGAAGACCGCCGGGAGCGGCTGCTGGAAAAGATCCGGTTCCGCGCCCCCTGCAACCCAGAAAAACTGGCGAAGGCCATGGAGCGGGTGCTGGAGGTGGCGGTGGCGACCACCGAGAGGGTGGCAAAGAACACCTTCCAGGTGGAGATCATGGATACGGTGGCGGATTTTGGAAAGCTCCTCCACGCCCTCTCTGTCCTGGAAAAGCGCAAGCCGGCCCATCTCATTTACCGTGTCAACGTGAACAATCCGGTGGACGAAACGGATCTGAAGATGGCGGCCGCTACAACGATGGACGAGCAATACTCCGTCGGTGTGGAAGCAATCAAGCTGACGCTGCAGACGACTCTGGAAAAAGCCATCCAGCTGGGCGCTGTGGTGACTATGCGAGAGAGTTTTGGCGTTAATCCCAACGAAATTGCCATCGAAACCCGGACGGAAATCGAACATGAGGCAAAATTGGCTACTCCCATAGCCGCAAGAGAGGTCTACAACATTACTGACATTAAACGGACTGCGCGAATCGCAGTGGAGACGGCATTCAAAATCGCCTCCCCGATTTTCAGCAGCGAGGAATTTACCATCGAGGAGGTAAGAACCAATGAGTGACATCATCGAAATCCCCAACTCCTGGAAGGCGGGCGTCATCACCAACGACGGTCTGGGCCTGCTGAGTAAACTGGTGAAGGGTCATACCCTGAACATCATCAGAGCAGAGATCGGCGCCGGCTGGGTGGATCCCGAGCAGCTGAACACCCTGAAGGCCGTCATGGAGCCTATGCAGGCGCTGTCCTTCTCCACAGTGAGCTACCCGGAGGAAGGCAAGTGCGTTATCCCCTGCAAACTGGACAACAGCAATGTGACGGAAAGCTACATCGGCCGACAGATCGGCCTGTACGCCCAGGATCCCGACAAGGGCGAGATCCTGTTCTACGTTACCCAGGTGGAGGACGAGGACGGCGGCACCGGCATCCCCGCAAACAACATTATCCCCAGTTATTCTGCTACCTGGAACCTGGTGATCTACTACGGCATGGCCGATGGCGTGGACGTGACTGTGGATCCCGCAAGTTCCGTTACCCATGAGGAAATGGAGCAGTTTGTGGAGGACGCTCTGGAAGGCTTCCAGGAGGACATGCGCCCGGCCACCAACGAAGAGATCGACGCTGCTCTGGGTTCCTATTCCGGCGGCGAAGGTGGCGGAGACATGGGCTTTACCGTGCCTCTGGACCACACACTCCTGTTCAACCGCGATGCGGAGGATCAGCACCCCATCGAGTCTATCACCGGTCTGGAGGAAGCTCTGGACAAATTGGAGGATATGGCAGAAGACGATGGCGGCCCGGTCATGACGGACGGCGAAATCGACGACGTGTGGAACAACATAATGGGTGAAGGTGTGTAAGCGCACATAGCATTATTTTTCCACTAAAATTGCGCTTTAAGCGCAAATTCAAGTCAGCAACCGGGTAAACCCGGTAAATATATAGCTGAAACAAAAAATATTTTTTGGAGGTAATTTTACCATGGCAGAAGTCAAGTATGTATCCCAGGCTAATCTGAGCAGAATCCTGGGTAAGATCAAGGAAACCTACGTTGCCAAGGAGACCGGCAAGGGTCTGTCCACCAACGACCTGACCAACGAGCTGCTGTCCAAGATCAACGGTATGGGTACTGTCGCCACTCTGAACGAGATCGGCGAGAGCAACCTGTCCGCTGCCCTGCTGGAGAAGGTCAACGCCTCTGCTGAGGGCAACCACAGCCACGCCAACAAGGAGCTGCTGGACACCTACACCCAGACCGAGGCCAACCTGGCTGACGCTGTCGCCAAGAAGCACAGCCACGCCAACGCTGAGGAACTGGCAAAGATCGCTTCTGGC